ACATGTCATACAAATCGTCATCAATAGGCAGTTCAACCATTGCATTACGCTTAGATTGCAGGATGATAACACGCCTCTTTTCAAAGTCAATGGCATTCCATTTTAACAGACGCATATCACCTACACGCTGACACCATTCATATGCCATGTGTGCAATCAAACCAATGTTACGTGTGCTAAAATCGCTGTAGGCGGCGTCTAGCAGTCTCTGCACATCCTCTCTACACCAAACAACCTTGCGGGGCTGTGTGGTCCTCCTACGCACTGTAGCGAAAGGATTGACAAAACAATGTTCCATTCGCAGTGCATAATTATACAGTAGTCTAGCTATTGCCAGAATGTGATTCGCAGTAGAAATACCACGATCACACCACTGGTCATAGGCTAACTTGGATTGCTTGGTGGACAGCTTTGTGCCATCCACCTCGCCAATCTCTACACCATCAACGTGGGTAGCCAGTACAGCACCAAGGCAGTACCGATAATGTACTTTAGTTTCATCTCGTAACTCCTTGAAATCGTGAGATAAGTAGTACTCCTCTGCTATCTGATTTAGTTTCATATTTTAACCCCTGTGTCCATATGGCTCTGCATCACTACCATTTCTAACTACACACCCTGCTGGTGCTTCATCGCAGTTTGGATAGCTGTAGCAAGCAATGTGTCTATCCTCTTCATAGACTTGTTCTTTTGTTACTTTGAGTCTGCCACTACCTGTCAAGTTGTAATAACTAGGTACACAAGCACCAGCTAACATGGATAGGAACTTTTTCTTTGCGTCATCTATAGTTTCTGCTACGACTTCCGCATGTACCATGCCATCTACAGACCAAGGACGAAACTCTATTGTGTACTTGGTAAACGTAGTGTACACCTCTTCATCCTCTATATCAGTCACGCCGCCACCTTAACATCCAGTGACTTGAAAGCAGGTGTACCAATCCAGTTGGCTACCTCTACCTCACGCTTGAACATGGACACTGCTTGTGTGTCATTGCCTGTGTTACGTAGGTTAAAACCATTACGCTCATCTGCATATGTAGCGTAGTTAGTAAATGCAGAATAGAGAGCAAACAAATTACGTCCACGATTTGCAACCTCTTGATTATACAAGATATTCATCTTCTCTGCTTTACGATCCGACTTCATAATAGTATCAAGTAGAGCCTTAACATCTACATGAGCAATGCTAGTATTAGCCCACCTCTGTAGCTGTTGTGCTGTTGCATTGAAGTCCTGTTGCGACTTCTCCAACTCAACAATGAACCTGTCAAGGCTAAAGTTGCTGGTGTTCTTACGCATCACCTTGTTGTGGTCTCCAATGATCTGACCATTGGTGCAGAAGAAATCAATGGCACCAAAGATAGCAATGTTGGAGCAAGTACCATTGACACCATGCAATGCAATCACACGCTTCATCAAAGATGTTTCGTGTACATCATTAGCAATAGTAGTCTTCATGTTAGGAAGCATGATGTCCAGCATAGCCCAGCCATCTTTATAAGCAGACTTCCAACGTGCCTCTGCACCTTCTAACTGGTGTGGCCTTAGTGTATCTGTTGTTGATGTAATAACATCACGAAAAAAATCACCATGTGATACACACTTAAAGTCTTTACCAACGATACCAATGTATTCATTAGTGTCAGCATTGATGACATACTTCTTGTCATCCATCTTGGTAGGCTCAAACTCCACCTCAAAATCTAAGTGTTCTGGGATATATTCTAGCATTGTATGCTCCTTTCGTTAATTGATCTCATGTTATACTATATATTTTACCTATAGTCAATACACTAATCCCACCGATAAAATATGTGTTCACCTATCTGGACGATAGGCGTCTTGCTTTCTGCCCACTCAGGCAGAACGTATGTGGCGTGGTAATGTGTCGCACCTTCCACAAAGTCATCTAGGTTGCCATAGTATACACCATGAGCAATCATCAAAGCCTTTTCATAGGCTTCTGTATCTGGTGTACTGTCAGACTTACCATCACAGTACCAACTAAACTGGCAACGATGACGCACAGGGAAGTCAGTACGCCATGAGTATGTCGGACCTTGCATGACTACCTCACAGGCTGTGTCAGGATACCTGTCATCAGCCACACGGTTCATCACCACTTGGGCCACCGCAACCTGCCCAATAAAGGGCTGGTCACGGGCCTCATGGTACACGTTGAGTGCTAGGCAAACAAGTGCTTCAGCAATCATCCTTTACATCCTCATCCCACTGATAATCTGCATACCAGCTTGTGCCAAAATCTTTGTTACTTGGCTGAACCAAACCGAAACGCCTAGCAAGAAAATCATCAGCACCATCTAGTTCACGAATGGTATCGTAATCAATACATGCCTTATCCGATGTAGTTATGTTTAAGTCTTTGATAGCATTGATGATGCTACGCATACGTTCAATCTCATGGCCTTCTAGTTTTATCTTACACTTTTTATTTTTCATTATTTATTCTCCCTTTCTTTTATAAGTTGATCAAGGTGTGCCTCTAACACATCACGACAGGTGATTAAATGACCACAGTCTCGTGTTTTAATAATAGTGTCAAGATAATCTATCTCGTCCATCAATGCGTGTATGTGTAAAAGTTGTAGTCGTCTGCCTTGTAAAGTTTTTCTAGTCATGTTCACCTCCATTACCTCTGCCAAGCCCGCCGAAATAGTTAGGCTTGCGTCTGGCTGTTTCAAATACACCTGCCGTGATGAACACGCCAGCAATCAACAGTGCATGGGCTATAGCACTGATGCCAAACACCACAATGCTACCCATCCACATGCTGAAGATGATACACCACATCCACGCCAGCATCTGCATGACTAGATGCCGTGTGTTGTTGTCAGGTATATGGCGCAGTGGATTGTACCTACTGTCCATGATTAGGTTGTATGTGTCACGCATAATCATTCTCCTTTCATCCATGTGGGCATATCACGGCCCTTGTTGTACCTAGCAAAACTCATCTTGTCAACAATATAAAACTTACGATAGGCAGTGATAGGCCAATTCTCATCTGTCTTGCAGTCATCGTGTCCACTGAAACATTGTGGGTGTGGTGTTACAAAGTTTGTCTCATCTGGTATGTACTGCTCTGCCTCAACCAGCGCGTCATAGTGACGCATAGATGCATGGCCTGTGTTCTTACTACCATCACCCCGCACAGGATAACGCCACACATATTCATCGTTCATGGCCTTTAGTAGACGCACTGCATATCTGTAATTCATGCGTGTTTCTCTCGCCCACTGTGTGCATGGGTGATTGAGATAGGCTGTCTTGTATATGCCAGCCTCCTCTGCAAACTCTGGTGCATGGACACGCACAGCAGTGCATAGCATCTGCGCTTCCTCCAATGGCATCTTGACAATGTGCTGGTCACATAGCTGTTTGGCTATGGCAGTTGGGTGGTGGTCAATTATGAACCTATTCATCCTCGTCTCCCATGATGTCATCTAGTGTGTGTGTGGCTGTACTCATGCACTTCTCATGTTCATCCTGTTCAAGACGAAACTTGATTGCTTCCCACTGGTCAACAATGGTATGCCACAGTTCTGGGTTTTCATCACGCAGTTCAGTCTTGGTGTGGAAAATCTCTATGTATTCCTCACGCATCTGGTGCATCTGCATCCGCTCATCTTTGGTAAGCCAATCATTCATTAGCATCCTCCTCTATCAAACAAAGCATAGTTGTATATACGCGATAATTACCACCAGTGCCATGCCACTTAGACTGTGACTTGGCAATTACCTTGTAACCGAACCAAGTGCCACCCACTTTGGGTGCATACACATGATTACCTCCACGCTTCCTGTCTCTGCGGCTGTGGTGGTATATGTGAGTATCCCACGTGTAGCCATCGGGTGCTTCATACGTGTGGCGGTTGGCTGGGAAGGCAGCAAAGAAATCTTGTATGGCATCCTCATGGCCTTCTATGTTCTGTATTGTGCTTCTTTTGGGCATAATAACTCCTATGGATAACGTCTGCCTCTGTGTATAGCTACTGCCTCATCATCTGTTTCTGCCAGATCAAATGAGCGATTGATAATGGTGACACGCAGCGACTGATCTTTTACCCGCTGTTGTTTCCATGCTGGTGCTTTCTTACTCACCCTTTTTATACGCATCTTCTTGATGTTTGAACGCATCTCTTTTGTCCTCTTTACGTTTGTCTGGTGTACCTTTACCCCTGTGGCTGGGTACGACTTGGGTTACACGCCGCCTGTTTGCTGCGGCGATTGGATTATGTATAGTCTTTCTTGTTCTCATAGTCAACCTCATTTATATCGTGCAATGGGTGGACAGGCTCTAGCCCATCGAACCCATCA